CTGGTATACTTAACTACCAGCTGTTGCTTCTCAACTTCGTAGTTAACGTCTTTATAAGTTTGGGCAGTGCCCACGTCATTTTCTACCCCTAAGAATAACGCCAGGAATAATACAACAAATAACGACCTAGATAGTAATGTGTTTAGCATACTTCATCGTGTCCTTTTAATGGTTCTATTATTTACTACTCATTTAACTCAGTATTATAGTGTCTTTTTATTATTTTGTCAATAGACTAAAAATTTTGATTAAGATTGATATAGTAATCAGTGAGCTCTGTTGCTGTCACTAGAGTATCCAATGGCAGGCCAGCTTCTGTATACGCTGACTCTATATCTTGCCAGTAGTCCCATGTTGGTTGATGGGGCAGAGTGCCTAATCGTTTATATGATACCCATGCTCTCATAGTATCATTATTGTAGTTGATCATTAATTGCCTTTTGCTATCGTGTCTCTCGTAGGCAGTGACCATGTCTATATACTCCTCTGGTATCTCCCATAACATACCTTGGACGTTGCTACGCACATTGAGTATAACATCTGCCTGATTGGCAAATCTTAATTCATGGCTCCATAAGGTTGCTGGACCCAATAGACGAGCCCCAGGACATGCCTGATCCATCTCAGATTCTGAAACTGTTAATCCATATGAAAAGTAACGCATGTGTTTAATTATACAGGATTTGTTCGCTGTGTCAAGAAATTATTCCTTGATCGAGTTCTTTGCTTCTTCAACCGTGTAAGTTGAATCTAATAGAGGTGCTTGTTCTTCCGTTTCAAATCTTTGATCACGGAATAGGCTCGTTGGAATGCCAGCATCCGCTAATTTCTGGATGTTACGTCCCTCACGCATGGCCCCTATTATGGCCTGACCACCTCGTGAATTTTGATTTGCCAATTGTTCAAATATCCAGGCCTTGCCTCCCAATGTGGTATCGTTACCGTAGTCATGTATGTTGGTCACGAACTGCATGATCGGTTGTTCTGTGCCTGCCAGTGTCGTTGCAGGATTGATTCCTACCTTTGCCCATGTGGTCTTTTCTTTGACCAATTGATTGGTTATGTTGGCGGCCGCTGTCTTGCTTTGGCTTGCCTGTAAGGGATAGTCATGTGCTATCTGCGTTATCTCTGTGTTGGCCTCGTCGATCAATGCCTGCAGTGTTGCTCCCTTGGTATTATATGTTCCGGCTCCTGGTAATCCAACGGGAATAACCCATCTTGGAACTTCGATGGTTTCAAAAGGATTGCTCGGATCTGTAATGAAAAGAGGAGAATAATATGAATCGTGTATCACGTGATACTTCATGACAGTGTATATACCATTGCCTGTGTTGCCTGGGTCAAATCCATTTGGCTCTGCTACAAGATTATTTAGAGCACCAATTCTTTCCAGTTCTGCCAGTCTGGGTCCTTCTGCACCGAGTTCATCATCATGCACCCATCCTGCAGGTGTTCCAACAACATCAGTTAATAGATATTCTCCATTCTGTCCACTACCTCCAGCGAAGTTGGTCCTAAAATATTCTATAGTGTCGTCTGCGGGTATGACCTGTCCGTCTAGCTTGTCCAGTCCCTTAAGCGTTTCCAATGATGCACCCACTGTGGCCAACTGCTGTGGAGTAACATTGAATATGCTCTTGATCTGTCCTAGGCTATTAGCCAACGCACGATTGGCATCCGCTATGTCCTCTGGAGTTGATGAATATAACTCTGATCCTAATCCCTTGAATTTGTCGTTTACTGATGCCATGTTTTAACCCGTATAAATTTTTGCAGTTCCTGTTGACAGCGAACTCTGTGCCTGCTGTGTCTGTGTGTTCTCCACTGGCGCCTTGGATGTCAATGACTGATGACTAGTTGGGAATAATTTGCTTGGGTCTAACAGATCCTGTGCCGTGTTTGCTCCCTGGACATTTGATCCCATGACACTCTGGAATGTGGCAAGGTCTGTCCCCTCAACTGATCCAAGTGCGTCATATATTGCCTGGCCGAGTCCCTTATTGGCCAAGGTCGTTGTCCCTTCGTATATTGTTGTTCCGCCACTGAGCGAGTCAGCCACTAATGTATCTTCCGGTATCGCCACGATTCCTGATGCACCCAATGCTTCTGCAACTGTCTGCCCTGCCAGGAAGTTAAGATCATCATTCTGCGACAGCACGTTATTCAGTTGTGTTGGGTTTATGCCCTGTGCCAATAATGCTGGTTCCAAGACTGCCAATCCACCTGCCTGGACCTGTAGATTCTTCATGAGGTTTACTGGATTTCCCATCTGATTGAGATTCTCAAAATCAAGTATTGCTCCGGTGTTGGCCAACTCGCTTGAGAATGTAGGTAGTGCCTTGTTGACATCCGATAGTTTTGCCGTGACCTGTGAATCAATTGATGTTCCGTATTGGACTGCATACTCTGCCGTGTCGATCAGTGCTGATGTTATTATAGCATTACGTCCTGCCGTCCAGGAGTTTGCCTGTGCCACGTGTGATAGATATACAGATATGTCAGCACCTAATATTTCCTGTGACGTTGCCTTGATTGCTTCGGTCATTACTACATTGTCAAATATTGATTGTCCCTCACCGACCAACGAATTGCCTAGACCATTGAATACTCCATCGCCCATTGAGGCAAAGTTTCCCGCTACCTCCGATCCCCAATCTCCGATACCGCTAGTGATTGTCTGCGCCATGTCTGATAGATCGCTCAGGAAGGGAGTCGAGTCAACGAAGTCGCCCACAGTGTCGGCCACGTGATCAAATAGGCTATTTGTTTCGCCTGTTCCAAAATTAGCATTACCCAAGGCCGTTTGGGCCATGGTCAACATCAATCCGGTATAATATCCTGCACAGGCCATTAGCTAACCTCCCACGTTCACATCAGGACTGCCTGTGAGTCTTGTATGTCCGCAGACATCCCAGTCGCCTACTGTGATTGCTGGTTTACCTTCTATCGTCACTGAACTTGATCCTGGTCCAATTATGACTGCCGCACAGTGTATCTCACACCCATCCGCGCCACAACAAGGATGCGGAGTCACTAGTGTGCCTGGCTGTGCTAGGAAACGACCATTAACCTTTACTGTTGATGTCGTGGGATATACCGCGGCTCCTCCCGCATCATTGATATCACCTTGCCTAACTATCGCTGGCATTTTGTTATCCCTTTAAGATTTTCTTTTCTGGTGCTACGATGCCTGTAGTTGCTGTTCTGTAGTTTTCAACAACTTCAGGGTTTGTTTCAAACACCATTGTTATGCTACTAATATTTAGCCTGGCATTTTTTTCAAGATCTAGTGTGAACGCACTAGGGATCATTTGCACTCCCTGTTGTGCAGGTGCTATAGACACAGGATGGCTGATGATGTAATGATCAGGAAATACATCCACGACCTTTGTTACCAGTTCCTCTCCTGAGTTTAATTTGAATGTGTAAGTTTCGTTCTTTTGTATGTCCATAAGTTATCCAAGTTTAGAGTTAAATTCGTCTTCTGTTAACTTAATTAGCCCTTGATAGCCTCCGTCAACGAATAATTCTCCATCCTTGAATATCTGTGGAACTGTGCGAAATCCTGAGTCTACGAGAAAGTCTCGTGCATCAGCATCTTGTGAAATATCTACTACTTCAAAGTTTACACCCTTGGTCTCTAGTAGATGTTTAGCCTTGTCGCAAAAAGGACAGGCTGGTTTTGAATATACTGTAAGCATTATAAACTAAACCCTTTGAATGTTTCTTCTGATACGTCTTGTTTAACAGCACCAATTGTGTATGATGAAATTTCTGTTTCTTGCGGTGCAACTTGAACTTCTCCACCTGCAATCCATTTCTGTGTCCAAGGTAGAGGATTAGAACCACCTTTATAGATCTGAGGTAATCCCAATGAGCTCATGCGTTTTGATGCAATCCACTCAACATAGTCTTTCAATAACTGCTCGTTAAGACCAATCATAGAACCATCTTTAAACAAGTATTTGGCCCATGCTTCTTCTTGTGCTACTGCTGACTTGAATATGTCAACTACTTCTTGTTCTGTTTCTTTTTTAATCTTAACATAGTCTTTGTCATCTTGTGGTAACATTTTTAACAAATGCTGTGTTGATGCTAGGTGAACGTTTTCGTCTCTGGCAATTAATTTGATAATCTTAGCATTACCTTCCATTTTCTTAAGTTCAGCAAAAGCCCACGAACAAGCAAATGAAACATAAAAACGAATACCTTCCAGTGCGTTAACCGAGTTAATACATAACCATAGTTTCTTCTTAAGCTCGTATAAGTCTACAGTAACTTTCTTACCGTTGACTGTGTGTTCACCTTCGCCTAGTAAGTTATACCAAGAACCATATTCGATTAGATCATCATAATATTTTGTAATGTCTTGACTACAATCTGTAATTTCTTTAATGTCCATCATCTCATCAAATATCTTTGATGGGTCTGAATAAACATTTCTAATAATGTGTGTATATGAACGTGAGTGAATAGTTTCGTTAAAAGCCCAAGTCTCAATCCATGTTTCGATCTCTGGTAACGATACAACTGGTAGCAGGGCTAAGTTGGGCGAACGGCCCTGCACAGAGTCGAGCAAAATCTGACGTTTCAGATTACTTGTGAAAATGTGTTGTTCGTATGGTGTTAGGTCTTTAAAGTCTTTTGCATCACGCATGACATCAACTTCCTCAGGCCGCCAAAAGAAACCTAGCTGTCTATCTGTTAGTTTGTCGAACTGTTTATATTTGAGTGTGTCATAACGTTGAATGCCAGGACCTCCCGATTTGTCTAGAAATGCCAAAGATTTCAAGTGGTCTTTTTTAGTATTCAATACGCTCATGTGATTATTCTTCTATGTTAAGTTATGTTAAATTTTACAGCTGTCGCAGTCTTCTTCGTAGTTCTCTTCAGCGACTTCCCCCTGACTGCCTTCAATAGAATTAGCAGTGTCACGATCCACATCTATCTCGCCCTGACCGTCGTAAGTGTTATTGTAGTATAACTGCTTACCACCGTATTTATAAAACATCACAACGTGCTTGAGTAAGTCACTCATTGTAACTTTATGGTCTTCATAGAACTCTGGATTATAGGAAGTATTTACCGAGATACCTTGATCAATATACTTCTGGAGAACTGCCATAATTTTTAGATAACCCTCTGGTGAGCGTTGATCCCATAATAATTCATACTTGTTTTTTAATCTACGGAACTCTGGAACTACCTGTGTTAGTGCACCATGTTTACTTTGTTTAACACTAACGTAACTACGTGGTGGTTCTACACCATTAGTTGAGTTTGAAATCTGTGCTGACGTTTCAGCAGGCATTAATGCCATCAGTGTTGAGTTGCGGATGCCAGACTCTTTCAGTCTCTCACGTAGTCCTGTCCAGTCAACATGATCTGTGTGTGGCACTAATTCGTCAACATCCTTTTTGTATGTGTCAACTGGTAGTATACCATCACCATATTTTGTTTCGTTGCTACCCGGACATGCACCTTGCTCTTCTGCTAGTTCTACACTTGCTTCGATTAGATAGTATGACCAGTGCTGTGCCCAACGATCTACCTCTGGTAAACACTCAGGTCCGCTATAGGTAAAGTCATTCTTGGCCAACCAATATGCAAAGTTGATTATGCCCACACCCAATGGTCTACGCTTTTCCGTTGCTAGTTTAGCGGCCAATACAGGATAGTTCTGATATGTTAATAGGGCGTCTAATCCTCGCACAGCAAGCCTACACGCCTTTTTCATCTCTTCTGGGCTCTTGAACACACCCCAATTTATAGCACTCAGTGTGCAAAGAGCGATCTCTCCCTCAGGATCGTTAATGTCATTCAATGGTTTGGTTGGTAGATCGATCTCACAGCATAGGTTACTTTGTTTAACAGGTGCTACCTCAGGTTTGAACGCACCGTGTGTGTTGGCATGGTCAACATTCATTAGGTATATCCTACCAGTATCCTTACGCTCTTGCATGAAGCTACTGAATAGATCGATTGCCTTGATAGTTTTCTTGCGTATGCGAGTGTTGCGTTCCGCGGTCTCATATAGTTCCTTGAACTTGTCTTGATCTTGGAAGAAGGCATCATACATGCCCGGAACGTCATGTGGTGAGAACAATGTTATGTCTCCGCCACTTAGCAGTCTCTCATACATTAACTTGTTGAACTGGACACCATAGTCCATGTGTCGGACACGATTATCATCTGTTCCCTTGTTGTTCTTTAATACTAATAGATCTTCCACTTCTAAATGCCAAATTGGATAATAGAGAGTGGCCGCTCCGTTCCTAACACCGCCTTGAGAACAGGAGCGTGTCGCCGCCTGGAAAAGTTTGTAGAAAGGTATAACACCTGTATGATATGCGTCACCTTTCCTAATAGGTGATTTGATAGCACGGATTCTGCCCGCACCAATACCAATACCTGCTTTCTGTGACACATATCTAACAACACTTGATGATGTTGCGTTGATTGAATCCAACGAGTCATCAGTTTCAATTAATACGCATGAGCTAAACTGTCGCTGACTTGTCCTAACACCAGCCATGACCGGAGTAGGTAGTGACACTTGATGTGTTGAAATAGCATCATAATAATCTTTAACCCAACCTAGTCTTTCTGCTTTATCGTAACTGGAGAACAACGTGGCCGCGATCAACATGTAGGTCATCTGTGGAGTTTCAAATATCTCTCCAGTGACCCTGTTCTGCACAAGATACTTGCCACGGAACTGCTCCATAGCAACATAGGTCAAGTTCTCATCTCTGTCGTGCTTGATGTATGTGTTTAGTTTATCCCATTCGTCTTCCGTATATAGATCAACGAGTTCAGGATCATACATGCCACGCTCGATATTGGTCTCTACTAACTTCTTGATGTGCCAAGGCTCAAACGCACCATATACCATCTTGCGTAAGTGGTAGTTGATCAAGCGACCTGCCACATATTGATAGTTTGGCGTATCCTCTGTTATGAGGTCAGCCGCTGACTTGATCACTGTTTCCTGTATGTCACTAGTCTTGATCCCTTCATAGAACTGTAAGTGACTCTTTATCTCAACCTCAGAGGCTGATACTCCCGTGATGCCTTCGCAGGCCCACATCACTACTTTATGAAGTTTATCAATGGTTAAGGGCTCTCGTCTACCATCCCTTTTAGTTACTAGTATCTCTGACATTATTCTATCCTAAGTGTTCTTGCGTCTATAAAATTGGTGATCTCAAATTTGAATTGCTCTTTACTTACCGACGACCATGGGTCATAATTAAGTATATATTTTCGATCGTCGACTAGGACTAAATTATATTCCAGTCCTTGATCATCCTTTGCTTGGGCGATCTCGACCGAGCAATCAAACTTTTCTAACATGCTTACAGTATACGACATTCCTAGTGCTAGAGCAAGTTCGTCATAGGAATTGTCAGCCAAAAGATCCCATGGGTCAGGCCAGTTGGTCTGATCATTCCAATGTATGATGTTGTGCATGCGTGGAGCGTGACCCCACCATTCTGCTATGCGGTCCAGTGCTTGTTCCAGGGAAAGTTCCTCACAGTCTGAACGCAGTTCAGACCAGGACTTTAGGCGATCCTCAAATCTATCTAGCCACATGCTAGCCTAACTGTGTTAGACTATAGGTTAATGTAGCGTCACTACCTGTTGAGGTCGTTGTGTATTGCAGAGCGTATGTCGTGCCTGCAGTGTTGGCAATCGAGAGTGTTACTCCTGTTGATGCGTTCTCCACGTAGTCATCTGAGTAAACAGGTGTTGATGTGTTGCGAACCTGCATCTTGCCATGTCGAACATTTGATCCACGTGTTATGGTATAGTCCAATGACCATGCTGACACGTCATTGCTGGACATCGTGAATACTGATGTGGCTGAAGATGTGTTGTCTGTCAGTGTGGCTGTGTCACCTGACTCGCGGACGAAACTACCTAGCTTGACTTTCTTGGAATTATCAAAGCCAATTGATGTCGTTGTGCCAACGTCAACCCTTGCATGAGTTAGATCATCTGTGTCGTCACGCTCAAAGACATCCCCGATCGAAACACAGTTGTCTGAATTGAAATCAATCACGGGCGTCGCAGGCGATCCTGTTCCGTTAAATTGGTTACCACAATCTAGGAATATGTTATATCCTGATACACATTTACCAACTTGATCATATACTACAGCAGATCCGTAGGTGTCATTGAATAAATTATGCACTGCACGGAAGCCAACTGGGCCGCCGTCTACTGGTGAAACTCCCAATACGATACCATTGTATAGTGTTTCAAATTTTGAATTTGATACTGTCCATCCTTGGCAACGATCATCTATATAGAAACCATATGTCATGCCCTCAAACGCACATTTATCAAATGTCACGTTCTTTGGAATGTTGACTGCCGTGCCTTCTGTTCTTACGCAGGCAACAGAGTCTGTAGCTGATGTTAAGTCTGTGGTATCTAGGGGTCCCTTGAACCCAACAGCATCAAAATGGACTTGCTCACATGATTCAACAAAGAACAGGTCAGTGATCTCTGCCGTTTGGAATGTTAGCGAACTAATCTCAACATGCTGTGGTGCGATAGCTGAGTTAGTGCCAATGTTCAATCCTGTCTGTTGTAGGCTGTCTGTTGTTCTGGCAATATAATCCGGAATGGTAGATGCAGGATCATTATCTAATTTAATGATGGAACTATCCATGCCCTCACCGATGAGTTTGGCATACGGCGGAATCAACAGTGTCTGTGTTGTGATGTATGTGCCTGCTGGAAAATATAAACTGCGTCTTACTTCTGAATTCGTTTCACGGCAAAATAATTCATATAATGCCCTGTTGATCGCGTCTCCGTCATCAGTGACTCCATCACCCACTGCTCCGAAATCTTTAACACTGGCTACCTCATCTAGCTTGTCCTGTAATGATCTAGTAACTGGTGTTGATACCAGCTCACCTGTCTTGACGACATAGCCAGCATCATCTCCCTTATAGGTATATGTGTCTGCTAAACCAACGATGTTAGAGAACTCTGTGAGAATCTCTGTGTTGCCTATCACAGGTGCACCGTTGGCTGTTGTGCCATTACCTATGTATAGTTGTCTAGTGTCTAAACTCCATCCAAACTCGCCGCCCGCTAATTGGGGCAAGTTCTCATTGAGACCCTGTCTATGTTGTATTCTCGAGATTTGAATTATTGCCATTATCTATATTCCGTTGTAATGTTACTATTTATTCATATTTACCTTGTATGGCCAGAGTAACTCTGAGGATGTTCTTCTCCGTGGGTGCTGA